GTGCTTGATCTGCGTCAGGTCGGTCGCAGCGGCCGCCGACTGGGCCGCATAGCGGTCAACGCGGCGCCGGGCCGAATGGATGGCAGCGTAGAACGATTCCTGAAGGAAATCGCCCTCGAAGCCCTCGGTGGTCAGGCGGATCGCGCCGCCGGAGGCACCATTGAACTTCTCGACCATCTGGGCCAGCGTCTCAATGGTCGCCGGCATGACATACTTGTTGAACACTTGCATCTGCGTGAGCGACATGGGTTTCTCCTTTTCTGTCGCGTTGGTGAGATTGGGCACTGCCCCGAATGCCCGTCACCTCGACGGGAGAAGCCCGCGCGCCACTGGCTGCGGGTCGAACCGGAACTAGCTCTGCGCCAGCTCCGGGAACTTGCTGCGGATCGCGGAAATGCGGTCGGACCGATCACCGCCGAAGCTGCCAGTCTGCTTGCCCATACGGGCGCGGCCATCGTTGCCTTCGCCGCCGGCACCCTTCGGCTTGCCGAGATAGGCCTTGCCCTTGCCGCCGGCCCATTCACGGACGAAATCCGAGACGGTCACATCGCCAAGCTCGGTCGGCACGACAGCGCGGCGGGAGCCGTCATCTGTGCGTTCGACCTTGATCTGCTTGCCGAGGTATTCGAGCAGCACATCCTCGTGCTGATCCATATCGACACCGACATCGCGAAGCGCCTTGCGGAGCTCGTCATTGCGCGTCGTGCGGTCGATATAGCCGTCACGCTCGGCAATCTGCGCTGCGAGGGCATCCATGTCCGCCTTCGCCTTGGCCTTGACGGCCTCGATAGCGCGGGCGTGCTGCTCCTTGAGGGCCTGGATCGCCTCATCGGGCTTGCCACCGGCACCGCCCTTGAGCCGCGCCCATTCCTCGGGGTCGAAATCCTCCGGCAGGCCTGACACCTTGCCTTCGAGCTCCGACACCTTCGCTGCGAGGGCCTCCTTGTCGCGATTGACCTTGTTCAGGGTCGCCTTCAGCGTCGCCGCGCCGGGATGCTTCCCGAAGTCCTCAAGGGCGAGGTAGAACACCCCGTCCTTTTCCGCGTAGTGTTCGCGGAATGCTTCCTCGACACTGTCGAGGCTATCCACAACAGCTTTCAAAGCCACTGGCTTTCTCCTTGTGATTATGCCGGCACGGCCGGCTCGTCTCCACCGTCATCGGTGGTGCGCGGCAAAAGCGCCGCCATCTGCTGATCCCTGCCCACCTCGTCCTGATCCATCAGGTCGAGTTCTTCTTCCGGGGTGCGCTCGCCATCGATGAGCCCGCCCTTTTGCAGGCGCTCGAAGGCCGTCCGCCACGAGTAGGCACCCTTGGTCCAGCCATCCACGATGGCCCCGATCTCTTGCGCCGACAGAGTGTGGTCGAAGAAGTCGGTGTTCGGCGTGACCTTGACCTCTTCCGGGTCCTCACCGATCCAGATCGCGAGGTGCCTCAGCGCGCGCTCAAGGGCGGCCGCACTCGACATCGCAATGGTTTTCAGCGTCGCCGTCTGGTTGCCGAGGCGAACCTTCTTGGCTTCCCCGGATTCCGCCGTGCGTCCGGTCTCTGCCAACAGTTGAGCGCCGAACACGCTTGACCGCTCAAGCGCATCGCGGATCGCGGCGGCCTGCTTGTCGAGGCCGGGGCCGGAAAACTCCAGGTATTTCGCATCGCCGCCCTTCGGCAGCAGCCAGAGGCGAGACGAGCCTAGGGTTGTCGGCGCCTCGCCATTCTCGATTGCCCGGCGCGGATCGTCGAAGCCGATGGCGACCGGCGTCGGCTCCGATGTCATGTGCAGGGCAAAGGTGTAATCGGCATCCAGCCGGTAAATGCGCACGGACAGCTTGGCGAGGCCGTAGAGCGGCACATCGTCAGGATCGGCAGACAGGTCGTTGCAGCCGACGAACACGAACGGCAGGAAATCCAGCGGCCGGCGCTTGCGGTCGGCGGCCTCGACCTCATCGGAGACGATCCAGCCGTCCTTGGTCTTGACCCAGACGCGCGAGACGTAACGGCCATCCTCGACCACGCACTCGCGATACTGCTCCTTCTGGCTCCACTTGCCGGTTTCGCGGTCGCGCTCCCAGCCAGCCTCGTTGAGCATCGCGAAATCCGGCTCGCCGTCGCTCGCGTCCCAGTTGATGATGCTCTCTGCGACATAGCCGGCGAGGTAGGGCGTGCCGTCAGCAGCCAGGCCCGGCAAGATGCCGTATCGTCCGACAGTCAGCACCTCCGTTGCGATGCGACGGTGCAGGGCATCCAGGGTCAGGCCGTCCCTCGTGGCCCGTTCCCGCAAGGGCTCCATCCCCTTCGGCAACTCGACCACGACGGGCTTTGCCAGCATCGTGCCGATGGCCCCGCGCACGGTCGTGGCGGCCAGCTCCGGGAACTCGGCACGCAGCTTGTAAGCCTCATAGGCGGCTCGCTTGAGCGCGCCATCAGCCATCGCCGCGATCCCGGATTTCAGCGGCAGGTATTTCTCGCCAGCGGCCTTGATCGTGTCCTCACCGGCTACGGCATCGCGCATGAGCTGCCACGATGGGGCGAACTCATCGTAAAGCGGATGCGTGACGGTCGGATCGAACGGCATCAATAGAACCCTGTCTCGATCACTGCGGCGCGACTGACCGGGCGGCCCCGCTTGTGCAGGGCCAGCGCGAGCGCCATCACGCAGTCATCGTGCAGCCCTTCGGGGGCGCTGTAGCGGACGCCAGTCCGGGAATAGACGAACTCGAACTGCTCAAGCTCGTGCTGGATCGGGCCTTCCGGGAAGAGGACGGACTGCTGCTGGATCGCCACGGCAAGTCCCTCCATCAACTGCTGCTTCGACGCCGCCGAGAACTTGAAGCCCTCGAAGTTCTGCCCGCCCCGCCGCTGAAGCGTCTCGACAATCGGATCACCGACGCCCGTTGCGTCCACCGAGGCCGGCACGCGGCCCGTCTCCCGCAGGATCACTTCAAGGGTCTCGGTCCAGGGTTTCTGGAACCGCAGGAAGCGGCAGCAGACCCCGTTCTCGTCCAGCGCAATACCGACCGTCCAATCGACGGACTTTGCCAGGTCCCAGCCCCATGCCAGCGCAGGCTTGGTCGAGACCGGGGCGAGGCACGAGCGGATCGCGGCGATGCCGAAGGGGTTGCCCTCGTCATCACTCGGCTCGGCAAGGTAGAGCTCGCGGAACACCGCCTCAGGCAAGTCGCGCCGGGCCGCCTCAACCTCATCCTGGCTGAGGATGCCGGCCTTGATCGCGTCATGGGCCGTGATGCGCCGATAGACCATGCCAGGCGCGCCAGCCTCGGCACGACGGGCGAGCTTGTATGCCCAGTTCTTCCGGCCCTTGACGTTGCCTATGATCCGGATCGGGCCTTCGGTCTTGGTCAGCGTGGATCGGACCGCGTGCCAGCTTTCCTCACGGCAGCGGCTTGCCTCGTCAATCACCGCCGCATAGACATCCTCGCCATAGAGGTTGTCCGGCTTCTCGGCAGACCGGAACCACATCCGGGCGCCATTGACGAGCTCGATCCACTTGTCGGTGTCGTTCGAGCGGTAGAGCGCGACGGGAATCCCGCGCTTCATCCGGCGGTAGGCGATTTCGGCCTGCGTGTAGACCGGCGCCACCCACCAGTAATTCTGCCCGGCCTTGCCGGCCATGGCCCTTTCGGCAAGCCAGATGAGGCACGGCGCGGTCTTGCCGCACTTGGTCGAACCCTCGACGATCCCGTAGCGCTCGGTGTGAAACAGCGCCTCTAGCTGGTAGTCAGCGAGCCAGGGGCGCTGGTATTCAATCGTCGCGGGCTGGATTGTCGAGGGCGAAGGTGAACCGAACCGCCTCCCCGCCCATGCTCTCGACTGCATCAAGGTTGTGGGCCTGTCGCTCAAGCGGGATGAGACGGGACTTCACGCGGGCCAGCTTCTCGAACAGGTCGCCCGGCGTTTCCTTTGCGCCCAGACACGGACCATCCGGCGTCTCGCCGTTGAGGATTTGCGCGAGGCGTGTTGCGAGGATCGAGCCGATGGCGCGAAGCTGGTTCAGGTCCTTGCGATGTGTAAGC